AAGAAGTGGAACTTCAACAATTGGAATACCAAATGCGTATGGAGCTACATATCCAGCTGGGCCAGATAGTGGCTGTACGTCTCCACGGATGATGCTTGAAGCAATATCCTGTGGGATTGTTTGGTTTGTACCAATGCTATTAGCATATAGGAAATCCTGGATCAAGTTTGATCCTGCAAGGAAGCGGAGGTCTGTACGACGCTGCTTGTACTTACGTGGAAGTGCCTTTAGTGCTGAATTGAATACTGCACGTGAAACTGCTGCTCCACCTGCATCGACTACGTGAGCGTTAGCCTTTGACTTCTTCACAACACCATCAAATGCCTTGTAAAGGGCATCTCCTGTGAGTGAGACGTTTCCATTAAGAAGAACGTCTTCGATATCGTTACCTGCCTGTGTTGCCATCATGCGGGCAATATGATCTTCTAGATCTGGACCTTCAATATTGTCTTCTAGAGACTCAGTTGAAAGCTCCCAATCCAAGCGAAGCTTCTTTGTTGTAAGAGAGATCTTTGAGAATGTGACTGCTGAGTTTGCAGCTGTGTCATCACCTTCTGTAGCAAGCTTCATAAGCTTTGAACCTACACCAATACGATCAATCTCAGTTGTGTCTGATTTCATGCGAACTGTACGTGCGACCTTACCAATTACGGTTGCGTCGAACATATAGTCTAGAAAACGAGCTGATTGCTCTGGGTTTAGCAAACCACCGTTACCATTTTCAGAACCAACATGGACACCAGTTCCACCTGTAGTGGAAGCGAACGTTGCGGTAGCTGTAGTATTGGCTGCGATTGCCTTTTCTAACATTTCGTTACTCATTATATTTTTCACCTACCTTTTTTTATTTGAATAATTCGTTTACGGAACCGAGGAAAGAACCGTTCCATTTTGATTTTGTTATTTTTACTTCCTGAGACCCGCCAAGGTCTGAGGACTTCTTAATTGCAGTCTCTGATTCTACTGCATCGACACGCTTTTCTACGCCATCAATCGTGTTCTTGATTTGTTCTACAGCCTTTGAAAGCGCTGCATGCTGTTCTGCCAATTCTGAAATTCTAGTATCTACGCTCTTGCTGAAAGTTTCAACTGTGTCTTTAATAGCTGAAACCTGGGCAGCATTTGCCTCAGATGCCTTATTCAAAGTTTCTGAGAAAAAGCCTTTTAGATCGCCAAGCATCTTTGCAAAATCAGGTTCGTCAACCTCAACTTCTGATACGTCGGCTGCTTTTTCCAGAATTTCGGCAGAAGCGTCTTCAGTTTTCCAGAATTTCGGCAGAAGCGTCTTCAGCGGGTGCTGCATCAACTGCAGGTGCTGCTTCTTCAGCAGGCGCTGCTTCTGCAGGCGCTACTTCTTCTACTGCAACAGGTGTTTCTTCAACTGTTGCTGTTTCTGTGTTTTCTGACACTTCATTACCTCCTTCTGCGTTTGCCTGTTTTGCAATTTGTGTATCAGGCAACGTTAATCTTGATTTCTTATATGAATCAAGAATCTTATCTATTTCTTTTGCTTTGTTAACATCATTACTTTCAATCCAACCAATCAATGATGCTTCTTTACCGCTTACTGGAGATACATATGAAGAGTCTGTTGATATAAACACAGAGTCGCTATCTTCACAATAAAAAATATTTTCTGTTACAGTCTCTGCTGCAATTCCCTTAAACATTAGCTGACCGTTCATCTTTTGAATTGAAAGAATGTTGCAGAGTTCATTAGCTGGAGAATCTACAACCGATAGCTCCATCAATGCATATTCTTTAATAAATCTTACAGCTTTACCTGTTGACTTGTTTACTTCATTTTCTGAATCAATAATTTTTCCGCCGATTGAAAATCCTGCTAGTGTTCCATCAAGAACTTTTTCCCAAGTATCCTGTGCGCCTTTAGAAATATAAGCATCAACATAAACTCCGTTATAAAACTCGCCGCTCTTTGGATCATAGTATGTTTCTGGCTTAAATGAAACCATTTTACCAACAGCATTTGATCCATGCATTTCACGAATGTTTCCACGGAAAGATTCAAATGCTTTTAGTGATGCTTCTGATGTTACGACATCTCCTGTTTGATCCATGTTATCAAGCGTAGCAAAGCCAGAAACTGTGCGCTTTTCACGATTGACTTTTGTAAATGGGACGGATAATACAATATCGTCGCCATGCGAAGACCAAAGAGATTTCTCAATTTTCATATAGTTTATTTTATACGTGTTATAATCAAAAGGCAAATAATGGTTGAGTAGGACTACTCGACTTGCCTGCCATCGCCCTGAGCATTTCGGCCTTCCCCAGAAATATCTGGAGAATTGTTTTCTCTTTCTTGATCTCTACGGCGGGTATTATTTGCTTGTGTTCTAATTTCTGCCTGTTGTTGAGGCTTTAATTGAACGACTTCATCTCCTCCATCTAGAGGAACCATGCCCATTCTAATTCTAACTTCATTAGGAGTAATTACCTGCATTCTCAACAATCTTTCATCAATCTTAGATTGAGTATCAGCATCTGTAAGAGTAAGTTCGTTAAACTTAATTTCCAAAGCATCCGTCATTTCTTGAATTAATTTATTTAACTTCTTTTCAAGAATATCCTGTGCTGGGCGGCAAACCTGCTCTCTAAATGTTTTATCTGCATCACGAGCAGCAGCTAAATTAATTCCTTCTGGAGTACCAATTTTATTAATTGGCACACGATGGGCTAATAGAATTTCATCTCTATTTGATTTACGATACACATTAAATGAAGACTCTTGAGTTCCTGCCTCAATTGGCTCCATCTTAAATTCAACCTTGGAATCTGATGTGTCTGGAGGAAGTGGAATATATAGGGATCTATGATTTCTTCCCTTCAATCCGACCTGGAAAAACTCAAGCAATTTACGCTCAGACTCTGCAGACAACTTAGCACCCTTGACTGTAATTATATATCTAGGGACAGCCTTATTCTCAAAGTAGTCTAGGTTATACTTTCCTGCAAATTCATTTCCAGCCATTGCATTAGATGCTGCAATAATATCTGGGATACCATAATAATTATTTGTAGGAGTATACTTCTTAAAATGAATAATTTCGTTTGGTCTGTCTAGTCCGCCAGCAATTGGGTTAGGGGTTTCCTGATCTCCGAAATTGCGGAAGTAAACAGCCTTGCCATATAGCAATTGAATAAAGCCATCACGCAAACGGCGAACACGCATTGTCTTAGATGGGATATGGCCAAGATACCCTATCTTGCCAGAAGTTGTTCTGCCAATTTCTAAATAACCATTTCCTGTAGACTCTACGTCTGTATAAAATTTAATTAATGTTTCTTTAAATGTTTCTTCTTCATTACAATCTTCTAGCCAGTCAAATAAGTCTTGGCGAAGTCTATTTAATTTTCTACGGGCTCTATCTAGCTGTCTCTCATCGCTAATTCCATCAAAAGCTTCCATGGTCTTTCTTGTTTCAATAAAATCAAACCCAAGACCGACTATGTTTGAAACCTTAGCATTAATTGCTGAATAGTTATAGGCAGAAATCTCATAAATCTGTGAAAGATATTCTAGGTTATACGGAGGCTCAATAAGATCAAACATAGCATAGCCAGTAATAGCTTGTGCCATAAGATTCTGCTGTGTCTCAGCGCCATCTGTACCAATAAATCTCTTTTGAATATCTCTATTCATTTTACGACGGAAACTTGGACCAAGCCCAGATACCTTAGATAAATCGTCTCCAGATATTTTAAATGGGTCTTCTGATTTAGCTTCTAGTGGAGTATTGAATCTCATCCAGTCTGCTACGTTTGAAACTTCAATAGCATCTGAATTATCTGAATCTTCTATAAAGTTCATCGCTTTTGTCCTTTATTTGCTGCCTTCATTTCATCCTTATAATTTCCAATATCATATGGATCTGGAACTAAGCCCCAGTCTAATCTTTGTTTTTGATACTCAAATTCTTCATCATCAATTTTTCTACGACCAGACAAAAACTTTGGCTGGCCTTCATAAATACCATAAGATCTAACTTCTCTAGCAAGGGCGTCCATTCTAGACCTGTTGCCCTTTGTTGCAGTTATAGATAAGAAGTTGCCATCATCATCGCCAATCCAGCGTCCGTCTGGCATTTCCCAAACATAGATACCTAGTCTGGTCTCTTCTTCCATTACTTTAGAGTTAATCTTTTTAATGTCCATAGAGTATTATTCTACCACCTTTTCCAGCCAAAGTCCATGTTTTGTCACGCAGGATGACAAATTATATACTTTTTATCACTACCCAATCTCGATTATACAATGAGACTCCAGATTCTGTAATTGAGAATGACGGATCTGTAACTGCTGTCAAAGCTCTGCCTGTGTATAATGAATAATGTTCTAGGGCCTTGGCCAAAGAAAGTTGGGATTCGTATATAGCTATATAATTATAAGTATTCCTTGGGCCAGCATTTGTCCAAGTATTTGAGGCCACCTTTACGTTAAACCATATTCTAGTAGTTATTGCTGATGAAAATACAATTACTATATGATGCTGTTCTCCAGCTGTTAAAAATGTAGATATATTAGTAGCCGCAGTTCTATCAACTCCATTTACATATATTGCAGATACGGCAGATCCTTTAGTAATAACTCCGCTGGCATTCCAAGAATAGTAGTGGTTGGTTGCACCATATACTAGATGATTTTCAGTATTTGTATTTAATGGAGTAAACATCATTTCCACAGACTGAATATTTTTTGATGTATTTATAGCAAATCCAGGTGGGTATGGCTTTAAACCACTCTTAGTGTTTCTAGACAAGGTTTGATAATCAATTGAGCCTAAATCATAATCCCATATAGTAGCATCTACTGTTCCAGACGTTGGCTGAATTGGCTGAATGTAATCTCCACCATTTAGTGCGTATATATATTTATTTGTTACAAAGCTAAACTTGAGGGCGTATAGTTTTGGAATATATCTGCTAGAGTCTGTTGTAGATAATGTAATCTTTACATAGACCTCTCCATTTGAATTAAATGCTGAAGTTCCTATTCTATATCCAGGAATTGTTCTTCCATTTTCACATGCGGTATATGTAATTCCATCTGTACTTGTTTCTATGGTTACTCCAGTTGTCCCGTTCCATTCTACCTTAGAAGATACAAGTCCTGCTCCTGTAGGTATAACAAACCTGTCGTATAAAACAGCGCTTTTACTTACACCAATGGTGTCTGAAATTAATGATATAGAGTTATCAACTTTATCATAAAATACATTAGCATTGTATAAGGTTGACCAGTCTCTATTTACTGGATAAATCATTTCAAAGTTTTTCTTTATATTCATATCAGAAAGAATAAATAATTCACCATTATCTGGATTCACAATCTGAACAGGAATGACTGGACGTGATGCTAAAAAATGCTGTCTAATAATATCTGGGCTTAACGCATATCTATAAACTGCTGGTGCATCAACAATAAAAGAATCTGAAGCATTGGCAGTTGGACCAATCTGTAGCGACAGTGTATTGTTTGTAAACTTAAAGTCTGATAAAGATTTTGATGAAACTGGTTTACCATTTACATATAAAGAAATATAGTTGCTTCTATAAATTGCAACTATATGCATAACTTGATTATATTGATTTATTGTATGTTCAATAGATTCTGCTTGAACCTTAAATATTAGATTTCCATTTTGTATATATATACCGATTGAATTTGTAGTATCGGCAAATATGGTTGTCTGGTTTGTTGTAGTTATCTTTGAGAACATCCAGAGCTCTAATGAAAAATCATTGTCTGAAGTATTTTTATTTCCTAAGCCGCCACCAGTTGTAGATCCATAATAATTTTTTGTTGTTGGTAATGTTACGTATTTTGTATTATTGATAAGACTTCCAGCGACTCCGCCAGACACTAATGGCATTAATCCTGTTTGGATTCCGCCAACATAAGTACCATTGTTTGCACATCCAGAAGAGTCTGAAGCGGTAGTGCCAGAAGTCTCATCCAGTTTCCAAAAACCTACTGGATGATCTCTAATTACTTTAAGATCATATGACATAATGTCATTATATCAGAATATTACTCTGATACTGGTGCTGGAATTGCTGAAAGCTCTGTTTGATGAACTGAAATAGCAGCCTCAAGTACTGTAAGCGACTTTTCAGCAGATTCAATTCCTGCCTCATCCTCAAGAGTTTCGCATGTCTGCTTGTTAAGAGTATGCTGGTATGCCTCTGCTGCAAACTGTGAAATTCTTTGCTGAAGGATGTTGCGCTTTTGCTCGTCTGTGAGCAATGAACTATAGTCTATTGTCATTTTATTCTCCTTTTGACTTTTATATTATAACAGCTTTTTTATATAAATGCTATATCAGCATCTATAATCTTTTTTGATGATTTTTATATGCCTCTCCATCAGAATGAATGCCGCTGAAGTATCTTCTGCCAGCCTTATGTGCTTTTTCTAGATCAGTTGAATTTCTTTCATTGCTTAAATTTTGAGACTCAACTACTTCTTTTTCATGAAAGCTTTGATCGAAAAGATCAGTAACTAAATTTAATTTAAAATTCTCTACAAAATTTCTTGGGATTGGTATAAAGGCTCCAAGCGGATCGCCCTTTTTGATTGTAATTTTTCTATTAGGAACTGTTATCTTAATATTAAAGGTAAAATCTCTTCTAATCTCATCAGTCTCAATTACCCCAGTCATTATTGAACAACCTTCTATAAACATATTTGGAGGCTGGATAGTCATTATGTTTATATTTGGAGGAGTCTTTAAAGCAAATCTATTTTGAACCGTAACTATTCCTCTAGAAAACCCATTAATGATTGTTTGCTTATAATGATTATCATCATTTAAAAAATTTATTTCTGCATCATTATGCGTTCCATCCCAAATTATTTCAAAATCTCTCATTGACTTTATTAAAAACCCATATTGATTTCCAATTATTAATGGCAAACAATAATAAAAATGAGAAGTAAACCAATCTCTTTTAGTTTTACCATACAATGGTTCAATTACTTCATGATAAAACCCATCGCTATTTAAAGAATGAGGTACAACTAATATTGTATTTTCTGGAACTTCATACCCAGGGTCATTAATGTATGGACCAGTCAACACCCATCTCCTTACTATGTGTCCAAAATGAAGCAATTGTATATCTCATTGCACCTTTTATTTTAGTTACACCATGTAGATGGTCTGGATCACCTGGATGTATTGCAAGCGATCCACACTCAGGCTTTATATCAAAGTTTTGAGTTGGATAATATGTATGTCCACCTTCATAGTTATCATTTAAATAAATAATTGATCCGTATGCTCTATGAGCAAAACCCTGTATGTCTGTGTTGCTCATATCGTCAGCATGTGGAGGCTGTTCCATATCTGGGAACCATCTTACTATTTGAAGTGTATCTGAATACACTGGTAAGTCTAAATTATATTCTTCTTTAATTTTCTGACCACAGCGAATATTTGCATCTAACATAATTATTGCTGCATCTCTATTAAACTGCAACATTTTATTATAATTAATTACACGATTATCCCAAAACTCGCTCCCGCCACTTTCCCATAGCAAAGAGTCTTTGACTGACTCTACTAAATACTCGCAGTCTTCCTTTGATATAAAGCTTTTAATTATTTTAGGATTAAACATTTTAACTCATTTCTACTGGATAGCCAGCATATCTATACCAATTTACAACAGCGTATCTTGTTCCACTTAAAACTGGCTTTACCCTATGCATGTAAGGGTATGAAGCAGAGAAAACAATTATATCTCCAATAGACGGCTTATGGCTAATACCAAAGTGATTAAACTCAATTTCTCCTCCGTCATAATCATCATTTAGATATGCGCTTACAGAAACAGTTCTTGGATACTTTTTGCCATCATCTATATGCCAGTCAAACTTATCGTTGTATTGATATTTAATGAAAATATATGGACCCTTTTCTATTGACTCAACTGAGTACATTTTTACATAATCATCTATTCTGCTTTGAATCCAAGAATGGGTTTCTTTATATAATTTTTTTTCAAGATCTGTGTCGTGAGATTCTGTTAGTGGGGCATCAAAACACTTTCTAGACTGAACTATTTCATTAGATTGAGTATTTGTATTTACTCCTTTTGCCAGATTCCATCTGAAACCAATAGCTGGCTCAACTTGATCCAGAAGTTTTTTTACTTCTTCTGGATTACTTCTATAAAGAACTACTCCTGGAGCTAAAATTGTTTTATCCATTATTTCCTCTCAATTATTATAATCTAGTATATCAGGATTAATATAACATTCTTCCCAGTCTCTTTGCCAAGAGTAGTGTGTAGAATAAGACTGCTAATTAAGCCTAGAACAACCCTATTAGAGTAAGGCAAGTTTTTAAAATCATCATAAAAATCGTTTAATATAACTTCGTGAATATAAAATATTTTTTTGTCAATACTTTTTAATACTGGATTATTAAAATCATCAACACTTATAAATATTGGTAAAGAATTATCAATAAAATTTAACCCATTGTTTATTTTATTATTATCAAATCTATAGTATTGAAAGTGATCTGTCATAACTCTTACGTGTGCCCCATTAAACGGTCCAAGACTCTGTGCAATTTTTTTTGCAAGATTTACATATGGATCTTTAAATTTTACTGTTGAAATTGCATAATCAATATCTTGTGTCCTATTCATAAAAAATCTAGAATACCAATTTAATGTCATTGTAAATATATTTTCTTTATTTTCATAAAGCTCTGCTTTTATTCTATTATTAGAAAAATATTTTTCATTAATATTATTATCTGGTTGGGCATTTAAATAAGATATTTGAGACTGAATTATGTTTGAATTAAGTCTATCTTTTAAAAAATAATCATTACTGTGAAAAGAAACATTTGGTAAGTTGTAATCTATAAGATCTAAAAACTCTGGAACTAAAGAATTTTTTAATTTATTATCTATAGAAGACGTATCTACCTGGTAATCTTGTGGGTCTTGTATTTTCCATGGTATTAAATTGTTTACTGCTCTGATTTCATATTTTTTATAATGTCCAGATACGCCAGCTAAATGCTGAAAACTGCAGTACTGATTAAATAACCCATTGTGAGAATATAACACATGAGTAATATTCATCAGTTATCCTCCTTCCATCTTCCTATAGATATGATTGGGACATTGTATTGTTTTGTTACAGAATTTCCCCATGGATCTAGAACAAGCGAATTTACTGGCATGGATAAATTTTTAAAACTGTCATGAGGTGTTGCAACATAAAAAATTTTTGGAGAATCAAACGAGACTGGATCGTTGTTAAAATATGGATCTATAACTTCATACCTAACACCAAACTCGTCTAAGTAATGTTGTAACAGTTTAGATGGGCTACCTAATTCTAACCCTATATTTTTTTTATACGATTGCCCTAAGATAACAACATCGCAGTCATTTGTTAATACCTTTTGATATCTATTGATTATTTCTGCATGGTACTTTGTTTGCCTATCTCGTGCATCTGCTAAAAATTCAAACAAGTCTACAGACAGGTCAAGTTTTTTAGCTAAATAAGACATCGCTATTTGATCTCTTGGGTGACACCCACCGCCATCGCCCATTCCTGGACTCATATACTTTCTAGAAACAATTCTATTGTTTGCCATACCAAGCACTGAGAAAACTTCTTCTGAGCAACCAAGTTCTTGTTTTTCTATAATTTCAGCAATCGTGTTAGCAAAAACTATTTTCATTCCAATAAATGTATTATATGAAACTTTTACGATTTCAGCAGAAGCAGTTCTTATTCTTAAAACTGGAACACTAAGTATGCTTCTATAAAAATCTGATAACTGCCTAGATTCTTCGTGCTTTCCACCAATTAAAACAAACTCTGGATTTATAAAGTCGTCTATTGTTGTTCCCATCGCAATAAAATATGGATTATATAATAGATTTACCCCTTGTCTTTTTGATGTCAATAATGGTCTTATTTTTTCTTTAATTGTTCCTGGCAAAACAGTAGAAATTATAGAAATATCTAAATTTTTGTTTTTATTTAATAATAAGATATTGTTAATTTCTTCTATAACAGAAATTAAATAAGAATAGTCAAAATCTTTTCTTTCTTCTGGTAATGGAACTGAGCCTT